GAAGATTTTGGGTCGTAAGGCGAAACCTGTAAGCGTTTTTCAGCGGAGGCGGGCGCAACGGTTGGCGCGGAAATAGCGTGCCTGTGCGGTAAAACTTGCCCTGGTTTTGGTTTGATTACTACGTCAGCGCAAACAGCAAAATAAGGCGATCTGGGGTGAAACTCGATGCCTTTTAGTTTTAGGTCTCCGCAGTTTTTGAGCCTAGCGATTTCATATTCAAGGCGTTTCGTCTCAATAATCTGCTGGTGCATACGGATATTGGCATCAGCCATTGCTTTGCATCGTTCTTGCAACCCACCATCTAGGGGGATTGTGGCTTGGAGAGACAAACCACCTGACCAGTTGTGCGTATCCTTTTGATTTGTCCTTTTTCGCATGTGGTAGATGATTGATCCTGGATTGTCGAGTAGGCCATCATCATCCAAGTCAGAAATATCATATACAGGGTCAAGAACGTGACCCATGAACGGCAATTGCCAGCTTTTAGTCCTGTTGACATATGGCGTGATGGTGATGATTGGCCCTTGGCATTGAATGCCATTGCCGTAAGAGTTAGTGAACGCTTGTGATGGAGCAATCATCACAGCTTGATTTGTGACACTGCCAGAACTGGTTGCTGTTGGAGCGGCAGTAGCAGAAACGCCGCCAATAGTTTCTGCGTTAGCCGGTGACGCTAGGACTACTGCGAGAAGGTAGAGATAGTGTCTGTGATTTGCTCGATTTCGGTTACGCGCTGAATTGTGGTTACGTTGCTGAGCCCTGGCCCTGAATAGGTTTCTGAGAACTGAAATGCTGCGCCAGGGTTGGCAATTCTCCAATTTGGTTTGTTGCCTACGTCCAGAGCTGACCATTCTTTTACTGTTGTAGTGCCTGGTGTGAGGCTGGCCCCATTTACAGGTTCAACGTTAGTGCCGCTGACAGAGTATTCCCAGCCAGTTCCATAGGTTTCACTGACAATTGTTTCAGTGACATTACTGGTGGTTTCTGTATGGCTCGTCATTGAGCCAGTTGAAAAATTGGGCACCACTGGAACGCTTTGGGCTGGTTTAGCAAGAGAGAAAGCCTCACCAACTAGCCCGCATAAAAGCAGCAGTAGAACACGCATCAATCGATTGTCAGTTCAGTCACGATTTGACCGATTGCAAGGGTATTCGCTCCACCAGCTGTAACCGTGATTGCTCCAGTTGGTGCGACCGTACCTGCTAGGTCTCCTGCGGTTCCTGGTGCAGTGGACTGCAGGCTAGAGAAGTTAGGCACAGCGCCTGCAGTTATGGCTGATGTTGGGACGGCGTCACCTTGAGTGTATGACTGACTAAAACTAAAAGCGTTGCCAGGTGTGTCCTGGGTTACAGCGATAGTGCCAGGATTGTAAACGCCGCTAGTAATAGTGCCAGTGGAAATAGTGTTCGCTGTAGTTCCGTCGGTAGTGTCAACGCCTGAACCTGAAATGCTGAATGAAGAGCCAATGCGATTTGCTGTAGTCATCGCACCACCAACCTGAAGCTGAACAGAGCTTTGGATTTTGTGGCTGATGTCGGCTTTTGCTGCTGGGCTAAGAGCCAGCAAGGTGATCAAGGGCAAAAAGCGTTTCATTTTGGTGGCTCCTTTGAATCAATCTTAGGTGGCTGTTTTTTCTGCTGGTTAGCAGCTTTGCGTTCAATACCAAAAGAAGCCATGGCTCCTGTCAGCAAACTAGCGACAAAGGTATTGTCCATTTTCATCTGAGGGAAGAAACCCAGATAGGAGACAGTCAGTAATGTGGCGCTCCAGACCAAGACAGCACATTTCACAAGATCAGCGATTGCGATGCCTTCTTTCTCTTGGCTTTCTTGATTTTCTTGTGGTTCTGCCATGATGGGATTAATGCCGAGGTCGAAGCATGGTCGAAGTTTGGGCTGCTGCAGCTGGTGCGTCAATCACCGTGGCTGGTCTTGGCATCACAGGTTTGAAGCAACAGAGCCTGCAGGGGCGTGATTCGCTGGTGCGTTTGACGACTGCTGTTGATGGCTTGAGCAGGCAGCTCGACGTGCTTCATACCGACATCAAGAGCAGGGACCAGGAAGTCTTTGCCAGGCTCAGTGATTTAGAGCAGGCAGTGGCACGGTTGGAAGGCCACGCAAACCGGAATTAGACTTTTTGCAGTTGATAAACCTGCAATGTTCCTGATCGTCAAGCCAATCCTTTTTAAGTTCTTGCGTTCTGAGAGCTTAAAGCGTTTGGTTTTGGATCTTTTGAAGGCTTATGCGAAGCGTTCAGACAACACAGTTGACGATTCACTCTGTGCGCTTTTAGAGAGAAACCTGTTTCCGCAAGCCGCTCAAAAGTGATCCGCAAGCGCGTCATTTTTGCAATTTTCATTGGGATGCTGACGGTGCTGTCTGGCACGTTGCTGTCTGCAGCTGGCCTGATTTATTACACAGGTTTCCTTGATGGCAACAAGCGTTGTGACACGGCAGGATTAGCGCGATGACGCCTCGCCTCGGGAATCTAATGAGCCTTGCGTTGCTCCCCTTCTTTGCCTTTTTCCGCTCTGATAGCCCGCATCAGCTTGCCGCAATCAAAGAGCTAGAGGATGCGCTGCCTGAAGAGTTGTTAGCGGAAGACGCAGCGTGGTTTGAAGCGTGGAAGGCTAGTGGCATTGCCCAGAAGGCAGTTGTTCCTTATGTCCACCAACTAGATTTTGACTACAAGGGGTATCGACGGTGTTTAGACGCATCAGCGGCAATGTTGGCTCTTATGTACGGCAAGGTGAAAACCGCAGAAGAGTATGGGGAAGTACGGAAAAGGTTTGGCGACACGATCGACGTGAGAGCCCAAGTGAGGACACTGAGAGAGCTTGGTCTGCACGCCGAGTTCAGGAATGATGCTGATGGAGCGTTAGTCGAAGCAGAAATTGCCAGCGGTCGTCCAGTCCTTGTTGGCTGGCTGCATCATGGAAATATGCTGCGCGGCGAACCACCAATGTGTGATTCGTATTCATGCGGGCATTGGAGCGTGCTGGTTGGGTTTGAAGGTACGGAATCAACGGGTGATGCTCAGTGGGTAATGCACGATCCAATGGGCGCTCCACGCATTGAACGTGGTGGGCATGAAACCCGCTACGGGGGCAAGAATGTAAGGGTGCCCCGTGGGACGTTTAACCAACGCTGGCAAGTGGAAGGCCCAGGTTCTGGCTGGGTGATCCTTGTGGACGACGAATGATTGGGGCACTACGCATGGTTCTCGCGCCATGAGCTAATTAGCAGGCCGGGTGCCCCTGGCAAGCCTGACTGACCCGCCTCATAAAGGTGGGAAACCAAAGACTACATAGGACTTGATCTAATGGCAGTTTCAAAAGAGTTCAAAAGAGCCGATGCTCTGATTGTGCGTTATCGCCACCCTCGTGAGGGTCCACCGAGCTATCTAGTTTGGCAAAAGCACAAGAGCTACATCTGCTTGACGCGAGAAGAGCTGTTGAAAGCAGTGAAGTGGCCCAAGTTCACGAGCACTGGTGCAGCATTGCGTGAATGGATCGACGAGGTTGAAGAGCTTATCCCTCCAGAGCCAGAAGCAAAGCCAGAGCAATGAGCTTTTATTGGATCTGGTCATATCTGGTTGCGTTTTGGACCACTGTGGTGATGAATTGCATCCAGCCTGTGAATTGGAGTAACTGCTGGCCGCCTGACTGGTTAATGCAGGGCGTAGATGATTACATGCGTGCAAGGGCTCCTTACTCCGAGGAGCGCAAGATATTGCAATCTTTGGAGCAAACCGATGAGCTGGGCAGATTGGATGGTTGTCAAGCAGACCCTTGAGGAAGAGTTGAACCTGGAGCGTCAGGTACGGAGCATTAGCAACGTCGACGACCTTCATGTGCTCCAACAGCTCTGCAGCTCTTTAACTAGGCAGAACTGGCACTATTCCAAGCTGCTTAAACAGGCGGTGGGGCGTGTGGCCGAGCTGGACGTGCGAAATGTCTGTGATTAAGAGGTCTTACACGAAGCGGCCTTTGGGGGGCCAAACCCCTGCTCAAGCTTTCGCTTTAGAGCCCGCATGATGCCCCAGGGCATTTACTCGGCTTTGGGTCTTAGTTTTTTTTGCAAAGCTCGGCCTTCAACACGAGCTTTAACAGCTTCCTGCCATTTGGCAGCATCTTTGATTTCTGCTTCAGGGTATTCATCGGGATACTTCTCCTGAAGGTAGTTGTAGATTATTTGGCGCATCCAAGCGGAGGGTTTTACGCCTGCTTCTTGGGCTTCTTTGCTAAAAAGTTCGCCACGAAACGGTTCGAGTAAAACTTGGACGTAAACGCGATAACCGTGCGTGCCACTCATGTTTGATCCTGTAGTACACCAACGTTACCATGATATGGAGCCGTCAACTTTCTTTTTCCAGGAAGTTGCCTGCTCTTGGCGCGAATAGGCGCGTTGTCTTTTGGAACCAGCCCTAACTTGCTTGGCTCCTTCTAAAAAGATTGCAGCTCGCTGTAGATCAGCAGTCGTTGCAGTTTTGATGGCTGCGTTTAGACGCTCCAAAATCAGCTGTCTTCCGGTTTTGGGCTGCTGCATAGTCCATCGCCCTAGGGAGGGTTTGGTGGAACGTTATCTGGCTTGAGGCTTCAACGACAGCCCATGCGTTGGACTGCCTGTAGATCTTGAATAGGCTAGCCATAGACTTCATTGATTAGTTTTTCAATGCTTGGAAAATTAGAAAAAGGTTCGCAAGTCATAAGGCTTACATCAACACCACGTTGCAAGGCTACAGCGACTTCTGTTTCAAGGTAGAAGAGATCATTTTCGTAAATGACTTGCTCTACATTGAGCACCTTGTCGTTTTCGTCATAAGAGGTGTAGCGAGTAATCGCTAAAGGCATGAAGTCGTCACTTTCGGCGACATGAACGAAGTAAAAATTAGTTGATTTGGTCACGTTGGGAAAGCTTTTGGAACTCGACAAGGACTGCCGCGACAAGCACTTCAGCTTGTACCCGATCAAGGTTAGAGTTATGGCGGCGACGAATTTGTGTAACAGCTTGGTGAAAATCATGAGTAGTGATTGTTCCTGGGCTGGGAAAGTTTCCTTGGCTTGCAAGTAGCCGATCGCGAATCAATTCTGATCGTTGTTTTCCGGCTTGCTTGGCTTCAAAGTCCAGCCGTTTGACTTGGTCTTCGGGGAGGAATGTGGAGACTCTTCTCATGGTCAAGTGATCGAGTAATAATGTAGACCGAAGCAAAGTGTAGCAGGTTATTTGGCTTTTTTCCTGGCTTTGCTTTTGGGGGGCTTGGCCTTGCGGGTGGGCTTTTTGTATGGACGTTCCACAAAGCTGGCCACTGTCTCTTGATAGCCCGGTGCGTCTGGGACGCCGCTTTTCCTAAGGATTTCAGTCCAGTTCATCTCTCGCGCGTATAGATGTAAAAACTGTCCCCAATAGCCCAAACTTCAGTCGTACCAAAGGATGTGCTTGGGGACAGGGGGTAGGGACAATTAGAGTTGTCCCCGTTCTTCGTCGGTAAGTTCAATCTCAACCGCTCCATCCATCAAAGGGGGACAGAGGGGCATGTCCCCCACCTCTTGTCCCGTACCAAAAGCCGCACTACCACTGGTATCCGTACCAAAGGGGACAGCCTTCTTACCCTCTCCACACGCGAGGACAGCAAGATAATGTTTGGAACGAGAATCTTTTGGGACGTCCGAGACAATCAAGTTCCGGTCTTCTAGGCGTTGGAGCGCTTTCTTGATTGCGGAGGCAGTGCCTGACACAAGGGAGTCACAGACCAGATCGTTTTTGGTGCGTGTCTCTGGGTAAGCAATCCGCAGCCTGCTGAGGACACGGCCAAGGACTGAAGAGGGTGTGGTGTCGTCTGGATCAACCTCGGGGGTGAAGTCGGCAATGTAGAAATCGAGGTCTTGGTTCTGGCCAAGCACCAGATGCGTCCCAGAGCGTCCAGAACGGCTTTTCTCGATTTCGATAAGGCGTTCATGGCTTTGAAGCTTTGGACCCTTGTCCTGGGGGTCTGTGCGCTTGAGAGACCATGTTTCGTCCACAGCATCACGGATGGCTGATGTGCCACGGAAGCCACCGTTCTTGTTGGCGTGGTGAATGATCAGAATTGTGGTGGCAGGGAATAGCTCGCCATTGTTTTTGGTGAGCCAGTAAAGAGGCGTGGCGAAATCAGACTTGTTCTCGTCAAAGCCCCGTCCACCAGAGCAGCCAATCAGGGAGTCGATGACGACCAGGCTGGGCTTGATGCTTTCCATTAGGCGGATGAACTGGGCATAGCGCTGAAGCTGCCAGTCAGTCCTGATGAAAGTTTTGTCAGTGATGGGGAAGTCAGCTTCGATGAGCTGTTCCTTCAGCTGAACCAAGGGCTGGTCACCATTGAGCAGAAGGACAGGGCCTTGGCTTACTGGAACGTCAGCACCGCGAACGCGGAAAGGCTTGCCAGAGGCGATGTGCTTAGCGATTGCCCATGCTGCTGTGGATTTACCGTCACCACCAGCGCCGTAAATGAGGATGACGGAGGGGTGTGGGAGAACGTCAGGGATGAGGTATTCGCGTTTGGTTTCTATCTGCATTAGCTGCTCGACGGTGACGGTATCGACTTTCTTCTCGAAGGCTATTTGGTCAACGATGAGCTTTTCGAGTGCGGTCTGATCCCTGTAACCAGCTTGCAAGGCGAGGCTATTTAGTTTGTAGTTGACCTCAGCGGGGTTTTCGAGATCAAGGATTTTCTTGGCGCGTTTGATGACCTCATTGAAGTCAAGGGTGTGTTGACGGAAGTCTTGGACTTTCTTGTCTTCTGCGTCTTTTACGATTTGGGCCACGGTTTCTGAAAACCTATGCCTCTCTGGGTCCTCCCGGTCAGCCAACCAGATAAGGGTGCCAAGTCCAACGCCACCGCTTTTGAAGGAGTACCAAGTCTCTTCGCAAGGGTTGCTGTCTTCCCACTCTGAGGCGTAATCAGGATCATCAGAGGACCAAGAGGACCAAAGCATCATGCCTGCTTCTGTAGGCAGTGCAGAGTTGATGGCCATACCGATCTTGACCCAATGATCTCTAGACCCTTTGCCTTTGTTGGGGATAACACTGAGGCAGTCTTTGA